ACATATAAGCAGCATAACCACCCATACTAGAACCAATAATCAAATCAGGATCAAAATCTTCCATCATTTGGATTAAATATGGAAAAATATCTTTACGGGTATAATCCATTTCGGGAGCATGGACATAACAATTATCTGCTAGATAATCAACTTTCGGACCACCTTGGTCACTTTCTAAACCGTGTAAATATAAAACCTTTTTCATTATCCTATTTCTTGTTTTGTAATTGCTTCATGGTGCTCATACTCACAATAAACATTAAAATTTAAATAATCACCATGTTTGGAATAATCACCCATATAAGAGAAATTGGATTTTTCAGTTTTATCATAATTAATGATAAACTCATATTCAGCTTTAGTAACATACTCTTTGGTATTTACTAATGTTTGGAATTTATCATACTCCAATTTATCTTCATATCTTTCTAATTCTGTCATAACCTTTATTTTTGTGTTTTTATTAATCATTATTACCCCGTGAATATACGAACAATATTTGGGGAAGCCAAATAATCAATAATCTATTCTTAAATCGTTGTTATCATTTTTCTTTTTCTTTTCAACTTCTGCTAACATTTTACTTTTTCTCCACCCTGATATTCCTGACATATTTTTGATTTTGTCTTTTTCTATATCATAATTTGGTTTTGGGAGTGGGGGAGTTTCTTCTATTTTAACTTCTTCTTCAACTTCTTCTTCAACTTCTTCTTTGTCTTCTAAAATTACATCTACCTCTTTTTTATCCATGTATTCATATCTTTTAAATGGGGTAGTGAGGGGAACATTTTCACCATAAAGATTTTTTTTGTATTTATTTCCTAATTGCTCAAAAGCAAAATTAGCAGCAATTACAAGAGCAATAGCTAAGGGGTCAAATACAAATATGATAGTTAGTAAAAGATAATTAATAATTTTATCCATAGGAACACCAGTTAATCCTGATAGATATTTGAGTGGTCCTAATTCACCTGCTAAATCATTATTAGTAGATATTTCAACAATTTCAGTTTCGTAGTTAAATAATTGTTCATTTAAACCATCTACTTTACCATTTATTTCAGTTTGACGTTCAATAGCTTGATCTAGTTGTTTTTCTAAAGCTCTTCGTGTTGAGGATGATGTAGTTGTTATAATTTCACCTGTTTCTCTATCTTTATACTGAATTGTATTATTTGATAAACCATTTCTTAAATCACCTACTGCTGTATTTATACTGGTTTTTTCTTCATTATAAATTGTAAGTTGTTCTCTGATATTATCCCTCTTAGTTTCAACTAAAGCAACTTGAGCATCAATTGTTCCGGCTTTATTAGCAGTTTCTTGGTAAGCAGATGATAAGAAACCATAGATACCCATAGATGTAATTAGAATTAATATTATACAGGCAACTGATAAGTATAATTTTAAAAATATTGGTAAAGATTTACGATATTGGTAAAGTAAAGATGCTATTACTAATTTAGCTATTTCTAATGATGAAGTCATTACAATAACTGCAAATGCAGCTCCTGCAAATAATTTACTTAATCCACTAATTGAATAAAATGCAGCACTTGCGCTTACGGATAATGCAGATACTGCTATTAAGAATGGAAATATTCTTTCTTGTATTTTTTTAAGCATAATTTTAAGTTTTAGCTCCTAAAACCCTTATGCTTATCTATGCGATCTAATATTTTATTTAATTCTTCTGTTTTAATTAGACCAGCCATAGAAGCATTCTTAAGGGCACTTATTAACTGTAGTACCATGAAAGGTATGACAATTACTTCAGATAGCCAACCTGCTCCTACAAATCCCTTTTCTATCATTAAAATAACTGTAAGTATTGCTAGCCAAGCAAAAGTATTTTTAGTTATTTTTAAAGCTTTATATGTTTTAAATCCTTCCCTTTTTACACCAGCCCAAATGCCAAATACACCATCCAACCACAATACAGCTATTACAGCTAAATATTGCTCCGAATATTCCATTGATAGGTTAAAAAAATAGGTACAAAGATATGTACAAAGTGACGTCATTGCTATAATTAATAGTTTAGTTTGCATTTTTATAAATTTGTTAACATTTCTAATAACTCATCTTGTGGAAACATATCAAATTTATCTCTACGAGTATTTGTATGAGTCCAGGTACCTTTTATTTTACCATAATAAGCATCAGAATTAAAATCAAAAGCTTTTGCTCCCTTTTCTTTAATTAGAGACGGGAGACCTTCTCTAATATCTATATTATCCCTTTCAGCTATCCATAGTAACCATAATCTAAGATTTTCAATTTGTTTATCTGAATATCTATGCCAGGTTTTATATCCTCTGAATGGTTCTTTTAATGTTACTATTTGTGATTCATCTACTACAGTACCAGCATAAGTCTTACCATCTACTATATATCCAAAATTACAAACTTCAATTGCTACAGAATTGGTATGCATATATGGGGATCCATTATTACCCAAATGCCAACCGTATCCACCTTCTGGAAATGATTGGACCATTTTTCCATCATATTTATCATCATTTCCTCTTACAGATTGACCACCTAATACAAATTCAGTTGCTATTGCTCCTCTATCATCTCTACCCCACTGATTAATTGTTTTAAATGGGTTATTCCATCCTGCTGTGTGGTGTAGGAAAACATATTCTTTTTTAGTTGGTCCAACTTTATACTCACCTTTAGGTAAGTAATGTTTTTCAACTATTAAACAGTTTTCCGTCTCAAAAACTTGTTCTGAGATATCAGTACTAGCAAGACCCATAGAATTCCAAGTGGCAGGACCCACAATACCATCAACAACCAAACCTTCGTCTTGCTGCCATTCTCTAACCGCTGTATCTGTTCCTTTACCAAAGATGCCGTCTGCTTGAATCTCAAGAAATTCCTGTAATTCTTTAACTTCCTTCCCATTTGAACCAATTTTTAGTATCATTTTATTCTTCCTTTTTAACAAAAATTTTAGTTATTCCATCAATACCAAATGATCCTAGGGTAATAATTACAAATGAATTATATATAAAATCTTGAATTAATAATTCTTTCCCAAAAAATCCAGTAATAATATCAGCTATAGCAAATATTGCCATAATAGCAAAAGATAAAAATCCCACAACATTTTTTTCGTTGATGACATTGTCATCTTTAAATATATCCTTAAAGGCCATAAAATTTGATTTGATAAAATTTATCATAGGAAACAATTGGGGGGAAACATTTGCTTATAAATATAGGGGAAGGGATGCTATTGCACCCCTTCCACATAAAAATAAAAATACTATTTCGATTATTTACCTAATAAACCTTTAACCCAAGTTTTTAAGATATCCCAATTACGAGTAGCAAACACACCTAGTGCGAAACCCGCGGATATTTTATAGCCTAGTGTCCATAATACTAAACCTGCAACCAAGCCTAATATTCCTTCTATACCGTTTCCTATAACCCAAGCTTTTGCTGAGTTGTAAACTTTTTTTAATAAGCTGATTTTTTCAACTATTTCTTCTTTGACTACTTTCTTTTTTCTTCCCATGATTATTTGTTTTATTATTTTTATTTTTAATTATTTTTTCATTGAGGGTGCCATATTGTGTTCAGGAGATGTCATATCTGGGTGATGTCCCATATCATGATCTTCATTTCCACCTTCTTGCATACCTGATATAACATTATCAAGTAATTTACCTAATAACATATTTGCTTTATCAATATTACTTTGTTCTACTAACCCAGCAGTATGTAATTTTAATAATGCTTCAGCAGTTACACTTACGGCATTTGCGATTTCTTCGGGTCTTGGTTGTTCCATTTTTGTTTTTTTTAAAGGGTTTAGTTATTAATTATTTTATTATTTTTTCCATATAAATACACGTATCTCCTTCTTCAAACCCTTTTTTACGTAAAAGATGTTGGGATGTAGGTAAAGACCAAGCGTATGCTTTGTATCCTTTAAAATTTTCTTTTACAAATTCCCACCTAGTTTCCCATAATGAAGCAAAAATACCTTGGCGTCTAAATTCTTCACTGACCCAAGCATCCATAAATTTAATTTTCTTATCTAATTCTTCCTGCATAAAAATATGCCCAATAGGCTGATCAGTATTTGAAAGTGCTACCCATCCATATAAATTTTGGGCATTTGTTTCTATTTTTATAACTTTAAATTCAGGAGCCATTAGATATTTTGGTTATAAATATTCAAGATTCCACTATCCGTCACAGGCCAAACAATCTTCTGCGGTTCTTGAACCTAAATCTCCTTTAATTACACTATCAGTTCTCAAATAATATAATGTTTTAATACCTAATCTATGAGCTTCCATATGAACTTGATTAATCCATTTTGGTGAATCTGTTGGGTCAAAAGCAATATTTAACGATTGTGTCTGATCAATATAATTTTGACGAATTGCAGCTTGTTGAACTAAACCTAACTGATTAATTTCGGGAAATGTTAAAAATACTTCTTTTTCATCATCAGTTAAAATATCACTAGGTAAATTAGCTACAGATCCATTATCTGCTAATATTTGATCCCAAACTTTATTTTTATTTTTTCCTTTTTCTTCAAGTACTTTTTCTAGTTCATGATTTTTTACAATAAATGTTCCTTTAGCACCGTTAAACACATAAACATTTGCTGGTTGAGGTTCAATACCTGCTGAACATGAACTAATTCTTGAATTTGAAACTGTAGGAGCAATTGCTAGTAAATGAGTATTTCTCATTCCAGTACCTCTACACCAAAGTGGTTCACCATATTCTTCAGCTAATTTACGTGAAGCAGCTTCTGCTTGTGTTTTAATCTGGCTAAAGATTGTATGAGTCCAAGCTGTAGATGCTAATGAATTAAATGGTAAATCTCTTTGTTGTAAAAATGTATGCCATCCCATTACACCTAAACCTAATGCTCTACCTTTTTTAGCATGTCTATGAGTTCTAACCATAGAATCTTTACCATTAGTTTTAGAAATAAATTCTTCCATAACACCATCTAAGAAATAAGTAGCTATTTCAACTACATCAGTGTTTTTCCATTCATCATATTTTGCTAAATTTAAAGAAGATAAACAGCAAATAAATGAATGTTCTTCATCTGTATGTAATGTAATCTCAGTACAAATATTAGTCATACTTACATTAAGATTGTTCATACGATATGCTAAAGGATTATCTTTATTAACATTATCTTTGAACATGATGTAAGGTTCACCTGTTTCTACTCGTGATTTTAGTATTTCTAACCATGTAGACATAGCTTCACTATCACGATCTTGTAAACGTTTCATAAAAGCATCATCTACACCTACACATTGATGTAAATTAAGACATTGTCTATTAGGATCTCCTTTAGGTCTTCTAATTTGTAAATACTCTTTAATATCTTTATGATCAACATCTAAATTTACAGAGGCAGCACCTCTTCTAACTGATCCTTGATTGGTTGCAATAATAGTTGAATCATAAATTTTAGCCCAAGGAACTACTCCTTCAGATTTACCATTTCCTGTAATATGTTCACCTCTACCTCTAATTCTATTCAGCGATATTCCTACTCCCCCACCATAGCTCGTGAGACGCATTAGTTCCGCATTTGTAAGGCCTATACCGCGCACTGAATCGGGGGTATCTATGCCAAAGCAACTAATAGGAAGACCTCTATCTGTACCTGTATTGCTAAGAACAGGAGATGCTAAACCAATCCACCCATTCCAAATATATTTGTAAAATTTACTTTCCAAATCAGGTCTATTTAACCTCATTGCTACAGCATGTGCAACTCTTCTATATGCTTTTTTGGGAGTTTCACCAGGTAATAAGTATCCTTTACTGATAGTTGATAATGAAACATCATCAAACCATTCAGGATAATCTTTCCCACATTCCCACTTTGTATAATCTGCTATTAAACTATTGTTATCCATTATTTATTCTCTTCTTTATACTTTAAAATATTGATTCGTCCCAAGTTAAATGACCTTTGCTATAATTAGTTACTCTATTAGCAAAGAAATCAGTGTGTTGTTTACCTGCTGATAAATGGTCAAACCATTTCATTCTTTCAACTGATGTCATATCAATATCTGTAATAATTCCTTTATATCCAAGATCACCTAATTTAGCATTAACTCTATTCTTAATAAAGTTTTCTAAATCATATTGTGAACATCCCTCTAAATCACCTAACTCATAACATTTATTAATAAAATCTAATTCAAGTTGTAGAGATAATAAAGCTGCTTCATTTATTGCTGCTTCAAGCTCTGGAGTTTTGAGTTCAGGATTTTCTTCGATAAGTGTTCTAAATAACCAACGTCCAGCTTCTGAATGGAGGGATTCATCTCT